TCGAAACGCACCCGGATGTTCTGGCTGCCCGCGAAGCGAGCGCCCAGTTCAGACTGTTGCAGGCCAAGCAAAAGCTCGCGCAGACCCACCCTGATTATGAGCAGGTGGTTCAAAACGAGGACTTTACGAACTGGGTGAAATCATCGCCCGTGCGTATCGGCCTCTACGCCAAAGCAGATGCTGAAGCTGACTTTGATGCGGCGAATGAATTGCTCAGTACCTACAAAGAATTGCGTGGGGTTCGGAGTAAGCAGGTAGACCAGCAGGCAACTGCTGCCCGCCAGCAAACAATGAAAGCCGCACAAGTTGACAGTGGGGGTACGGGGGAGAGTTCGAAGCGAGTTTACCGACGTGCTGACCTTATTCGGCTGAAAATGACCGACCCAGCGCGTTATGACGCCTTGTCTGATGAGATTATGGCGGCGTATGCGGAGGGTCGTGTGAAATGACCTTTTGATACTTAGGAGTTAGACATGGCAAATACCGCATTTAGCCCAGCAAATAGCGTTACCCCAACAACAGCAGCAACGTTCATTCCAGAGATTTGGAGTGATGAAATTGTTGCCGCCTACAAGAAGAACCTCGTTCTGGCCAACCTGGTCATGAAGATGAACTTCCGTGGCAAGAAGGGTGACACCGTTCATATCCCTGCACCAACCCGTGGCTCTGCCTCGGCTAAAGTGTCGACCGACGCTGTGACGCTGATCGCTGCAACTGAATCTGAAGTTCAGGTGTCGATCAACAAGCACTATGAGTACAGCCGCCTGATCGAAGACATCGTCGAAGCACAAGCCTTGAATAGCCTACGTCAGTTCTACACTGCCGACGCTGGTTACGCTCTGGCTCGCCGCGTTGACACCGATCTGGTACAACTCGGCCGTGCATTCAACGGCGCAACCGTTGGCACCGACGACTACGCAACGAGCAACACCACAACCAAAGCCTTTATCGGTTCGGACGGCACTACCGCGTACAACTCGACTTCGTCGAACGCTGCTGCACTGACCGATGCTGCAATCCGTCGCACAATCCAGCGTCTGGATGACAACGACACTCCGATGGATGGTCGTTTCTTCATCATCCCACCATCATCGCGTAACACCTTGATGGGTCTGGCTCGCTACACCGAACAGGCCTTTGTGGGCGACGGCAACGCCATCCGCAACGGCGAAATCGGTAACCTGTACGGTATCCCTGTGTTCGTGACCTCCAACGCCGACTTCGGTGCTGGTAACTCGGGCGCTGACCGTATCTGCCTGATGGGCCACCGCGACTCGATGGTGCTGGTTGAGCAGATGGGCGTTCGTTCGCAGACTCAGTACAAGCAGGAATACCTCGGTACCCTGTTCACGGCTGATACCCTGTACGGCGTTAAGGCGATCCGCACTGCCGCTACTACAGGCGCTGCGCTCTCCTCGTCGGCATTCGCTCTGGCAGTTCCGGCCTAATTAAACTCCCCCGGCCATCGGTCGGGGGATTTTCAACCTAATTAGGAGAACATCATGGCAAATGCAACTTCCGTGACCGTTCGGGCTGGCAATGACCAGTTTCGCGGTCTGTACACCAACACATGGCTAGTGACCGCCACGCTGAACGCTGATAGTTTGGTGGACGGCGCAGGCGATACTGACACCGTGGCTGTCCCAGGCGTTGCCTTGGGCGACATGGTATTGAGTGCTTCGTTGGCGGTTGATGTCGCCGGTCTGATTGTGACCGCTTACGTCAGCGCAGCAAACACTGTGAGCATCCGTTTCCAAAACGAAACTGGCGGTACTGTCGACTTGGCGTCTGCCACGTTGCGCATGGTCGTCGTTCGTTCGTTGGCGTAATACTCAGGGGCTTCGGCCCCTGATTTCACTTCTGGAGGCACCATGGCCGCGACATTCCGCTGTTTGCAAAGCGGGCAAACTGTTACGTTTACGCTCCAGCACGACATTGACAGTATGAAGGGCCACGCTGGCTACGTTCGTATTGACGACGACGCGCCGGTTGAGGATTCATCCCACACCGTAGTCATGCGACCGCCTGAACCCATTCGGCGGCCGGGACGACCAAGGAAGATGGAAAATGTCTGACATTGATCCAAGAGAATTTGGGAAATTGGAAGCCCAAGTCGAAGCCTTACAAAAGGAAGTCCATGCGCTGCGCGACGACGTCAAGCAGTTGCTGGAGATGGCCAACAAGTCCAAAGGTGGACTTTGGGTTGGCATGTCGGTCGCGTCTGCTATCGGCGGCGTGATCACGTTTGTTGCAGATCGACTCTTTTTTAAGGGGTGACATCATGCCAATGGTTGACGGAAAGAAGTACCCGTACACGAAGAAAGGCAAGCAAGCTGCCGCTTCGGCCAAGATTAGCAAGCTGCGCAAAGAAGGCTATCCGCAGAAACAGGCGGTGGCGATTGGCCTTAGTATGGCCGGCTTGGCTAAGAAAAAGGCCAAGAAATGAAAACCCCCGTTTGGGACAAGAAGCGGCCTAAAGGGTTAGGGCCGCCCAAGCCATTGTCGCCGGCCAAGAAGACGGCCGCGAAGAAGATGGCCAAGGCAGCCGGTCGACCCTACCCGAACCTGATCGACAACATGCGAGCAGCGAGGAAAAAATGAAGACACCCGCCTGGCAGCGAAAAGCCGGTCAAAACCCAAAGGGCGGCTTGAACGCTACAGGCCGCGCGTCTTATAATGCAGCAACAGGGGGAACCCTGAAAGCGCCAGTCAAAGCTGGCGACAACCCACGACGAGCTTCTTTCCTCGCTAGGATGGGCAACATGCCCGGCCCAGAGTATAAAGATGGCAAGCCCACACGGCTCTTGCTCTCTTTGAAAGCCTGGGGCGCTTCATCCAAAGCGGACGCAAAGGCAAAAGCCAAAGCTATATCAGCGAGGAATAAGAAGTGAGGCCTGTCTCTATTGGTGTAGAACCTACAGCAGCGGTAAACACGACTGTGTATACCGTGCCAACGGGCTATTACGCCAAAATGAACTTAATGTACATCCATAACGCCGGTAGCGGCTCCAAGTACATTACGGTTCAGTGGTATGACAGCAGTGCCGCTGCTATTCACGAAATCTTGAACCAATACTCTATGAACGCTAAAGCCTACCTTCAGTTTGACGGAGGTGCGTATATCGTTCTTGAAGAAGGCGATCAACTTCGTATAGAAACAGAATCAGGAAGTGTCTTTACGTTTTTGGCGACCTTTGAACAGATAGGATTGACACGGCAATGACTTATCTAGAACTTGTCAATGACGTATTGATTCGGTTGCGTGAACAAACCGTTTCTACCGTCAATCAAACAACATACTCCACGTTGATTGGTAAGTTTGTCAACGATTCTAAACGTCAGATTGAAGACGCTTACGATTGGAACGCGCTTGGTGTTGAGGTAACGGTAACGACCTCCGCCAGCGTGTATGAGTATGCGTTGACCGGGGCGGGACAGAAGTTCCGCGTCAGCAGCGAGCCATTGAATACGACGTCTAACGTCGTGATGCAGAACATTTCTGTTGGCGACATGCGCCGAAAGCAGAACCTCCAACCGTTTGTAGACGCTATCCCAACGCAGTATTGCTTTGAGGGTGTGGACGGTAACGGCGACGCCAAGGTGCAATTGTGGGGCCGCCCTGATGGCGTCTACAGCATCAAATTTTTTCTGACCGTTCCTCAAGCCGCGTTGTCGTCGGATTCGACGTCGGTGCTGGTGCCGGACGTACTGGTAACGCAGAACGCTTACGCCAGAGCGTTGGTTGAGCGTGGGGAAGATGGTGGTCTAAATTCTTCAGAAGCCTATGCGCTCTACAGAAGTATGCTGTCTGATTATATAGCACTAGAAGCCACCCGCTTTCCTGAGATGCAGGAGTTTGTGCCGACATGAGCCAAACACTGCGCGTAAATACGATTTCTGCGCCAGGCTTTTATGGCCTGAATACCCAAGATTCGCCGCTTGATTTGTCTGCGGGATTCGCGGCAATAGCCACTAACTGCATTATCGATCAATACGGGCGTGTCGGGTCTAGAAAAGGCTGGACAAAAGTTAACTCAAGCAGCGGCGCGCTTGGGGCCAATAATGTCACCGTGCTGCATGAGCTATTACAGACCGACGGCACACTGACTATTCTTTTTGCGGGCAACAATAAACTATTCAAACTTGACGGCAGTAATGCGGTTGTTGAGTTGACGTATGGTGGCGGCGGATCAGCGCCCACTATTACCGCCAATACATGGCAATGCGTTAGCCTGAACAACATCACGTACTTCTTCCAGTCAGGCCATGATCCGTTGATCTACGACCCTGCGGTATCGACTACAACCTACCGCCGTATATCTGAAAAAACCGGTTACGTCGGTACAGTGCCTTCTGCTAATACGGCGGTAGCCGCCTTTGGCCGCGTATGGGCAGCGAATACGACGACAAACAATACGACTGTCTACTTTAGTGATTTAACCGCAGGCCATATCTGGTCGGGCGGCACTTCAGGTTCGTTAGATGTGTCTCGGGTATGGCCGAACGGTGCGGATGAAATTACAGGGTTAGCCGCGCACAACGGGTTTTTGTTTATCTTCGGCAAGCGCCAGATACTTATCTACAGTGAAGCCACTACACCATCCACGATGGTACTTAATGATACGGTAGCTAATGTCGGCTGTATTGCTAGAGACTCCATCCAGAACACCGGGCAAGACATTGTGTTTTTGTCCAACAGTGGATTGCGGTCTTTGCTGCGTACTATCCAAGAAAAATCTGCGCCACTAAGAGAACTATCGAAGAACGTAAGAAACGATTTTTTAGCGGCTTTGGCAGGCGAAAACCTAGCTAACATAAAGTCGGTCTATTCGGAAAAGAACGCTTTCTATTTGCTTACCTTGCCGAGCGTAAAAAGGGTGTACTGTTTTGATACCAAAGGCACGCTAGAAGATGGTTCGTTTCGTGTTACGGCCTGGGACAGTATCGAGCCAACCGCTTTCTTGTCGCGTAGAAACGGCGACTTATTGATAGGAAAAAACGGCTACATAGGTACGTACACAGGCTATTTGGACGATACGTCGACCTATCGAATTGCGTATTACACCAACAATTCAGATTTGAATGATGACGCGCAAATATCGATACTAAAACGTATAAAGGTTACTGTACTTGGCGCGAGTAACCAGTATTTTACGGTTAAGTGGGGCTATAACTTTTCATCGAGCTACTTATCTGAAAATGTTTATATCCCCGCGCAAGGTGTTGCGGAGTACGGCATTGCGGAATACGGTGCAAACGCTACGCCAGTGGCTGAATATTCGACTGGCATTGTGCTAAGTGAGTTGATAGTTAACGGCACAGGTGCCGGTAAAATCGTACAAACCGGGTATGAGATAGACATTAACGGCAGTGCTATTTCTATCCAAAAGATTGAACTTCAATCTAAAAACGGAAAATTGGTATAAGGAGTTATTGTGAGTAATTACACCAAATCAACTAACTTTGCTACCAAAGATACGTTGACGCCTGGCGATCCGCTAAAGATCGTCAAAGGCACTGAAATAGATACTGAGTTCAACAACATCCAAACGGCTGTTAACTCAAAAGGCGACGCTACGAGCGGCACGTTTACTACGCCGACGATTACGACACCCACGCTCTCTGGCGGCACCATTAACAACGCGGTTATCGGCGGCACTACGCCTGCGGCGGGTACTTTTACAACGTTAACCGCTACAGCAGACTCGAGTTTTACATCGACCGGCGCATTACTGCTGTCTAAAGGTAGCACCGCGCAGCGTCCAGGCAGCCCGGTATCAGGCCAGATTCGTTTTAACAGCACCACGTCAGCGTTTGAGGGGTATAACGGAACGGCGTGGTCGTCAGTTGGCGGTGGCGGTGCGACAGGTACTAGCGGCAATGACGTGTTTTACGAGAACGCGCAAACTGTCACTATGGGGTATACGATAAGCACAAACAAAAACGCCTTGTCTACGGGGCCGATCACAATCGCGTCGAGTTTTGATGGCACTGGCACTATTTCAGGCACCACGTTAACTATTAGCGGCACTACCGGCAGCGGTGTTCTGGTTGTGGGGTCGGTTATTAGCGGATCGGGCATAACGGCAGGCACCGTTATCACGGCATTTGGGACGGGTACAGGCACCACTGGAACGTATACCGTGTCACCTTCGCAAACGGTTTCCACACCTACTAACATCACCACTTCGGTAGTTGTGACCGTTCCTACTGGTTCGCGTTGGGTTATTGTTTAAGGGTTAATCATGGCTTCTTTAGTTCTATCAGGCGATACATCCGGCTCAATTACGGTATCTGCTCCTGCGGTTGCAGGTAGTACGACACAGACGCTGGTGAATGTCTCAGGTACGCTGGCGCCGATTGTGAGTGGTACTGCATCAACAACTACCGGCGGCACGTCCGTTGATTTCTCAAACATTCCTTCGTGGGTCAAGCGGATTACGTTGGTAATGCGTGGGGTTAGCTTGAGTGCGACAGCTAACTTTCTTGTGCAAATCGGTACAGGTGGGACAGCAACAACATCAGGCTATACAGGTGCATTTGCCGTTATTACTTCCGCACCTGTTTCATCTTGTACTGCAATTTCAACCGGATTTGTTCTCGGCACAAACTCAGCAGCTACTAGCATGAACTGCTTTTTAACCATCGTAAACCTAACCGGAAACAACTGGGTTGCTAATGGTGGGTTTGCTGAAACTCTTGGGGCTAGAGCAGGTTACGTTACTGGGTCTGTTGGATTAGCAGGTACGTTAGACTTTATTCGCGTAACAACAACAAGTACCGACACGTTTGATGTCAACGGCGGTATCAACATCCTTTACGAGTAAGAGGTAAATCATGGCTGGAACTGTTGTCGCAGATACGCTACAAGCCGATAGCACTAGCACGCTAGTCATCAAAAACGGTGTAGCAAATACGCCTCCTACTGTTCAGGATAGTGCGGGTACTGAGATTGGTACGTTCTGTCGTGCGTGGGTGAACTTTAACGGTACAGGCACAGTCGCTATTCGTGCGTCGTTTAACGTGACGAGTATTACGGATAATGGTACAGGTGACTACACGGTGAACTTTACCAATGCGATGCCAGATGCAAATTATTCTGTTTCTGGATCAGCTGGGCAATTAAGCGGTAATTTTAACCTTGGGGTTTCTCAAACTACCGCAAGAACAGCGTCATTAGTTCGCGTTGCAACTTTTAGTACAGTAAATACCGCCACAGATTGTACTGAAGTCAATGTCGAAATCTTTCGCTAAAGGACAACCATGAAACGAATCCTTTTCCCTAACGACGATGGCGGTGTATCCATCATCATCCCTGCTGAGTCGGTTGAAGCGGCTATGAAAGACATTCCTAGCGGCAAGCCATACCTGATCGTTGACGCAGCTGACATTCCGACAGATCGCACATTCCGCAACGCATGGACGGCTGACTTTACTGGTGCAGAGGTGAAAGCATGATCTCCATAGATTTCGCAAAAGCACAGGCGATTACCAAAGATAGGCTTCGTGCTGAACGTGCGCCACTCCTAGCGGCTCAAGATGTGCTATTCCAACGCGCCTTAGAGTCGGGTAGCGATACCACAGCGATTGTGGCTGAGAAACAGCGTCTACGAGACATTACCAATCAGGTAGATGCTTGCACGACGACGGATGAATTAAGGAGCCTGACATGCCAGTAACTATTAGCGGCACAGATAACTTTGTCCTGAACAGTGACAGTCTAGGCACAGCCGTTGCAGGTGCATTGGACTATAACGGTACAGCACTCTACTTCACACCAGCAGGTACTCAGCGTGGCGTAGTACCGGGAGCGCAATTCTTCCGTCTAGATGCTGGTCTAGCAGGTGCTAACGTCAACACAGCGCAAAACGTCTTTGGTGTTGGCGTGACGTTGTCTGCAAGTACGGTATATGCGTTTGATGGTGTTTTCAGGCTTTCTAAATCAGCAGGAACCACATCGCATACGATAGGCGTTGGTTTCGGAGGGTCAGCCACACTTAACAATATAAATTTTTCACTTATATATCCACCGACAATCCCTGTAACAAATAATGCTGGAGCAGCCAATATCTTCGTCAGCAATGTTGCAACAAACCAAACTTTTACGAGTGCTTCAACTACAGCAGGAGTTACTTGGCACGTCGTAATTAGTGGCACAGTTTCAATCAATGCTGGTGGCACGTTTATCCCGCAGTACACGCTATCAGCAGCTCCGGGCGGTGCTTACACCACAGTTGAGGGTAGCTATTTCATGATCTATCCGATTGGTGCATCAGGTGCTAACGTGAACGTAGGTACATGGGCGTAAGATGATTGCTGAAACTTTACCGGATAAGCAAATAGTCCACCATTTTTCTGATGGGTTGTATGCTAAAGAAATTCGTGTTCAGGCTGGGCAGGCAATATTGAAGCACACGCATGACTTTAGCCACTTGTCGATTCTGGCTAAAGGTAAAGTAGCAGTACTGGTAGGCGACGAGATTCAGATTGTTCACGCTCCGGCGTGTTTAGAAATTAAGGCAGGCGTCACGCATGGCGTGAAGGCCATTGATGATTGTGTTTGGTATTGCATCCACGCGACTGACGAGAAAGACTCGAGCAAAGTGGACAACGTGTTGATTAAAGGAGAATGACATGCCTATCGTCGGCGCTTTAATAGGGGGCGGCCTCGGGCTAATTGGCAGTTCGATGCAAGCGCGTTCGGCTGAACGTGCCGCCGAAACAGGCGCTGCCGGAACGATAGGTGCCGCGCGCATTGCCGCCGAAGAAGCCCGATTCCGGCCGATAGGCATCACAACCCGTATGGGCCGTAGTCAATTTACGTTTGGTAAAGACGGCCGCGTATCTGGGGCAGGTTACGAGCTATCGCCTGAACTACGCGCTTATCAAGATCGGTTAATGGCGTTGACTGGCCGAACTGGCTTAGACGTTGCAGCAGCAGCGCCTGGCTTATATGCGCCGTTGACAGACGCCTCCGGCCGGCTGTTTCAGTTAGGCCAGCGTTACTTAGCTGAATCGCCAGAAGATGTCGCGCAACGGTATATGACCTCGCAGCTCGACATCTTGGCGCCGCAACGTGAGCGTCAATTGGCCGAATTACGTAACCGACAGTTCCAGACTGGCCGCGAAGGTCTAGCGGTTGGTGCAACGGGTCTACGTCCTGGTGGCGGCGTAGGGTTGACCGCGACAAACCCCGAGATGGAGGCGTACTACAACGCGCTTGCGCAACAGGACGCCGAACTGGCCGCCCGCGCTCAAGAACAAGGTCAACGTCAATTGACGTTTGGCACTACGTTGTTTGGCACTGGCGCAGATTTGGCTGGCCAATATCAACGCGGCTTGCTTGGCTCACTTGCACCATTCCAAGGCTATCTTGGCACAGTAGGCGATATTGAAGCCTTGGGACGTCAACCGCTAGAAATAGGCGCGTCATTAGGTGGTGGAAGTGCAGCGGCTTCACAAGCATTGCTAAGTGGTGGTATAGCCGCAGCTGATCTCCGCACGCGGGCTGCGCAACTAAATCCAACAGCTAACTTCTTGCAAGGACTTGGTACGAATCAACAGCTGACATCAGCGTTAGGCGGGTTGTTTACGGGTGGCGGCGGTTCTGCCTACAATCAAACGCAAATGAGGAACGAAAACGTACCGCAAGGTTTTGCCACTAACTACTTTAATCCTAACCCAACTACAGGATATCAACCAAGGAATCAAGGTTATGGCTTCTACTGACATCTTAGGGCTGTTTACTTCGCCGGAACAGTACCAGCAGCAACAAGACTTGATGATGCAGCGCCAGGCGGCGGAGCTGGCGCAACTCGATCCGTACTCAAGCATTCGATACGGCGCGATCCGTGCGGGTCAGCAGTTCGGTCGCGGCTTGGCCGGCATCTTGGGCGCGGAAGACCCGCAGTTGCGCATGATCAGCACACGTCAGTCGGCCCTGCAAGGTATTAACTTGAACGACCCCGAGTCGATCTTCACCGCCGCTCGACAACTTGCCGATGCAGGCGATCAGCAAGGCGCGCTGATGCTGGCCGACTATGGCCGCAAGGCGGCTTCGGAAGTCGCGTTGGCGCAACAAAGATCAAGAGCGGAACGCGCTGCTGCCACGCCGAAAGAATTGCAGATCGCTGCTGCAAAAGCAGATTTACAACAACGCATCCGTCAGTTGCAAGCGTTGCCAGAATCGGAAGAGCGTAACGTAGCTTTACAAAACGCTACTGATATGCTGTCAAACTTAGCTGCTTCCGTTAAGACAGAAGGTTTAGTACGCGAACAACAGATAGCGCGCGATTTGGCGCTAGAAGCAGGCGCGGAAGGAACGCCAGACTACAATACTGCATACCGCAAAGCACTTAAAGACCTAACAAATAAAGAGTCTCAGCAAAAGTTGGGTGAGTTTGAACGGGTGCTAAACGCACGTTATCCAGACACACCTGAAAACGCTGAAAAACGTGCGGTGTTGATGGATCAGTTCTTGACCAGTGAAATTACTGGACGCAAAGCAGGTAAAGGTACGCAGATTGATCTTGGCGGCATCCGTGTTGATACTAGCAAAGCTGGTGAAGCGGCAGGTAAGCAAATCGGGGTGGAGTTGGTCGACGTTAAAGGTAAAGAATCGGCGCTCGATAGTATTGCTGAAGCTAAAAATATGCTCAAGCAAGGTATTTATGCGGGTGCGTATGGCCCAACCAAACAGTTTGTTGCTAAATACACCGGCGTAGGCAGCCCAGATAAAGTAGCCAATACAGAAACTTTCTTGGCGTTTATCGGTGAAACAGTTGTTCCACGTCTAAAGGAATTTGGCGGCAACGACTCCGAACAAGAATTGGCGTACTTGAACCGCATCATGGGTGGTGACACTAGCGTCGAGCCAAAAACTTTAGAGCGCATCCTAAATCAAGCCGAGATAAAGATTAAGCGGGGTATTGAACGGTTGCGCAGACAAGCTGAAAGTGGCGAAAAGAAACAACCGCTGACGTCAACTTTGCCGCCACCAGAAACGCCGGCAGCTCCGGCAGCAGCGCCTCGTCCGACTAAACGGTGGAACCCTACAACCCGTAAACTTGAGGCTGTTCAATAATGGCTAAATACATACAAGTAGGGAACGACGTTATCGAGTTCCCAGACAACATGAGCGACGCGGATATTGAAGCCGCGTTAAGTGGGCAGACAGCCACAGCGCCGTCGTCTGGCTTTTTGATGGGTATTAAAGACCCTATTAGCGGCGGCGCTCAACTACTGCCGCGCGGGCTGTCCTACGCCACTTCATTAGGTGGCGCGCGGCCTAACCCAGTCAGTCGGTTTTTCGAAGAAGAAGCCCGTCGAGTGGATGAAATGGTACGCGCTGAAGAAGCCGCGTATCAGCAGCAACGCGCAGCGCGTGGAGAGACTGGATTCGACTTCCCTCGGTTGGGCGGCAATATCGTAAGCCCAGCTAACCTTGTGCCTGCGGCGTCTGCGGCCGCAACGTTTACCCGCGCGTCGCCAGTTGTAAAAGCTGCTATTGGTGGTGCGGTGGGCGGCGCAATGCAGCCTGTAACAGGGGAAGATTTTGCTGGCGCAAAAACCGAACAGATTACTTTAGGCGGCGCGTTCGGCGCGGGCGGCGAAAAAGTCGTTGGTGCTGGCGGACGTATATTGAACCCGTTGGTATCCAAAGCCGAACAAACCATGCGCGATCTTGGTATTACGCCGACAACAGGTCAGACGCTTGGCAAAGGCGCAAAGTCGCTTGAAGAGTTTGCGCAATACATGCCGCTAGTTGGCACCGCTGTCCAAGATGCGCGGCAACGCACGCTGTTTCAGTTCAACAAAGGTGTTATCAATAACGCGCTAAAACCGATTAAAGGCAAACTGCCAGAGGACGTTATCGGTCGCGATGCTATCGAATACGCTACGCAACAAGTGTCTAATGCGTACGACGATGTCTTAGGCAAGATCAAGTTCACGCTTGACTTCAATACGTCGTCCAATATCTTGGGCGCATTAAACAAATCAAAACTGTTGTCGCCAGATCAGCGCCAGGCTGCGGTGGACTATCTCAACGACGTGGCGCTCAGTAAGTTCTCAGGTAAGCCGTTAACCGGACAAGAGTACAAGACAATCGAATCTGACCTGCGCAAGCAAGCGTCGCGTTTGATGTCAAGCACGGATGGGGCTTCTCGCGAAATTGGCGACGCATTGTTCGGTGTACTGAGCGAGTTCAAGAAGTCGCTTTATAGCCAAAACCCTAGGTTAACGCCGCAATTGCGCCGCGTTGATTCGGCCTACGCTGATCTTAGCGCCGTCAAAGTGGCCGCTGCAAACTCTGGCGCGGTTAATGGTGTATTTACACCGAAACAGTTTGCGACTGCCGTGCGTCAGGGCGACAAGACGTTGAATAAGTCGGCCTACGCTAAAGGTTCGGCCCGTTCGCAGCGGCTGTCGGATTCCGCACTTCAAGTGCTGGGCGATGAAGCGGGCGAAACATTGGCAGGTCGCTACGCGTTTGGCGGTGCGGGTTTGTTTGGTATAGCAACCAACCCTCAAGTAGCTATACCGGCGGTAGTCGCAGCACGAGGTTTGTATAGCGAACCTGGCCAACGCGCTGCTGACGTGCTGTTGCGTTCTAGGACGCCAACAATGCAAGCTGGTGGCCGGTTATTTGGTGCTGCTGCGCCGTACGCTGGCGCAGTAGGTGGCGCGCAGCCAGTGTTCCAGTACAACGTGCAAGAACGACTGCCAATGGGCGGCACGGGTTTTTGAGGTAAAAAATTGACCCGCTAACCCTTCTTGCTGCTGCCAATGCTGCGGTCGCGGCGGTCAAGAAGGGCTGCCAGCT